TCATTAGCATATAGAGTTTGGAGATTTGACTAATGGGTAAAGCCATAAGGACAGCTTTAACCGCAGCATTTATTGTCTTGGGTGGAGCATTAGCGGTTGGGGCAACTTTTTCAGGCGTTGCAGCAGGCGGTACTTTATTACTAACAGCAGGCGGTGCTTTGACAGCAGCAGGAATGGCAGTCTTTACCTTCACAACTACTTTGCTTGGTAGTCTTATAGGTGGAATGACATCTAAAGGGATAAATGCAAGTGCAGGAAACTTTGGTTCTAAATTTGCTACCCGTGCGCCACTTGCACCAAGACAAATTGTATATGGTGAATGCAGAGTAGGTGGAACTGTGGTTCATATAGAAACCACTGGAACAGATAATTATTTGTTGCACATGGTGGTAGCTATAGCAGGACATGAAATAGAAAGCCTAGAAACGCTTAGATTAAATGATATAAATACAACAACCACCACATCAACTGTAAATGGCTCAACAGTTTATACAGTTACAAACGCTGATTTTACCAACACAGAAAATGACAATAATTTTGGCTCAGGAAGATTGGTTCGTTATACATTCCAAGATGGCAGTCAAACTGCGGTTGATGGTTTTATGAATGCACAGCTTGCAAGTATGGGGACAAATGATAAATTTTTAGGTGTTGCATATGTGTATATACAAATGGTATTTGACGCTGAAAAATTTGGTGGCGGGCAACCTGCAATATCTTTTAAAGCTAAAGGTAAAAATGTTTATGACCCTAGAACTGGTGCAAACGCTACAACAGACCTGCAAAGATCAAATCCTGCACTTATCATTAGAGATTATTTGACAGATACGCAGTACGGTTTAAAAGCAAACGCATCAGAAATAAATGACACAACAAATGCAGGTGGCATAGCATCTGCTGCAAACACTTGCGATCAACAAGTTACTTTGTCTGATGGTTCTACACAAGAAAGAAGATATACAGCAAATGGATTTACAAACTTTAGTGCTAATGGAAATGGTGTTTTAGAAGCATTGCTTAGTTCAATGGCAGGAAAAATGTCTTATGTAAATGGTCAATTCACATTGTTTGCAGGAGCAACACAAACACCTAGTCTAACGATAACAGATGACGAACTATTGGCTCCAATAGCATTATCTACAAATACAACATCCAATGATTTATACAATTCTATAAAACCAGTTTATATAGATGCTTCCTTAAACTTTATTTCAACGGATGCTGAAGTATATCAAGACTCTACATTTCTAAATGAAGATACGCCTAGTGGAGAAAGTACTGCAAATTATGTGAAACAAATGGAAATACAATTACCATTCACTGTAACAGACACTATGGCTCAAAGATTGGGTAGGATAGCCTTGAAAAGCCAAAGACAAACGACATCACTTTCAGTTTTGGTTAGCTTGCAGTTTATGAGATGTCAACCTAGTGATTGGGTATATCTAACAAATGAAAGATTAAGTTACAATCAAAAAGTTTTTGAAGTCTTGTCTACAAATATGGAAATATTACAAGATGGAGATGTTCCAGTGTTGGCTACAAGACTGCAATTAAAGGAAGTAGAAGCATCTGTATTCAACTTTGCAACCAATGACTACACCACAGGTCAAGCAGAAGGCTCTGATGTGTCAACAGGTGATTACAGCGTAACAGCACCCACAAACCTATCATTATCACAACAGAACGCTATTGACGGCACAACCAGTAAAGTAGACATACTCGTATCTTGGATTAACAACGCTAGTGATAAAGTAGTGCTTACAGAAATCACTTATAAGCTAAACGGAGATGCAAACTACACATCAGACTTTACAGCAGGTAAAGGTGTAACAAAGGCATCCATTCCTAATGTGGTAGTCGGTAGCACCTACAATGTAAAGATACGCCACATAGATGTTAATGGTGTGGCTAGTGCTTATACCAGTGCAGTTAATATAGCCATAGCAGAGGCAAGCACTGCACCAAATGCACCAACGAACCTTTCAGCAACAACTGGTGGAACAATGATACTTGTATCTTGGACTAATCCAAATGTAACTGACTTAAGAGCAGTAAAGGTCTACAGAAAGACAAGTAATACAACTCCAACAGACGATACAGATTTGGTAGAAACAATTGCAGGTGAGCCTAACGCAGTCACAACAACTCTATTTGGCGACCAAGACGGACTAACAGCAGGCACTACCTATTATTTTTGGGTAAGGGCAATCAATCACTCAGGACAGCACTCAAGTTTTAGCAGTTCAGTTAATGGTAACTTTGCTGCAGCAGGTGTGGCAGATGGCTCTATCACAACCTTAAAACTTGCAGCACAAGCCGTTACGAATGCCAAGATTGCAGTTGCAGCTATACAGGGTGATGTCATTGCAGCAGGTGCAATAGTAGAAGCCAAACTAGGAACAGATGCGGTCACTTCAGCAAAGATTGCAGACAACGCAGTTACTTCAGCAAGAATAGCTGCAGATGCAGTAACTACCGCAAAGATTGCAGACGATGCTGTAACCAACGCACTCATAGCTACAGATGCAGTTAACCAAGACTCTATTGCTGCAAACGCAGTAACAGCAACACAAATAGTTGCAGGAACTATTACCGCTAGTGAGATTGCATCTAACGCTATAACTACAGCAAAGATTGCAACTGGTGCAATAACAGCAGGAAAAATAGGAGCAGGAGAAATAACTGCAACGCAGATAGCTACTGATACAATTACGGCTAATCAAATAGCTTCTAATGCAATTACGGCAAATGAACTAGCGGCAAACTCTGTAACCGCAGCAAAAATAACCGCAAATACAATTACCGCTTCTGAGATTGCAGCAAATACTCTGACTGCTACAGAGATTGCGGCAGGTGCAATAGCAACAGATGAATTGGCAGCAGATGCAGTAACAGCAGCAAAGATAACAGCAGGAACTATCACAGCTACAGAGATAGCAAGTAACACTATTACTGGCGATGAAATTAATGTAGGTCTACTTAATGTAGAACACTTTGGTAATGTTTCAGCAGATATTAAAAGTCATTTAACTACATCTACCTTTGTACCATTAGAAGTTTTTGGTAGTGTGTTTCAGAGGGGTAGTACAAACTTCACCACGCAAACACAAACTACAGGCACTTACTTATCTTTATCAATTGGTAGTGTAAGAAACAATGCAAAATATAGAGCCATATGGTCAGGTGTATATGGAGACTCTACAAACGGTGTATTAGAATACAGTGTAGACAATTCTACATTTGTTCAAGCTGCAGGTGGTATACAAAATGTTACTTTCGCAGCAGGTACTTTTAGAACTTATGTTTTTGTTTACAACGGCACTATAACTGGTCTAGCTTCTAACGCATCAACTGTTTATTGGCGAGTAAGATGGATTACAAAACTTAGATCAACCTATCAATCTCTTTATGTTTTTATTGACAATACGCAATGACAGATTTTACTACTTATAAAACATCTACTGGCGTAATCACAAGCTGTGGCAGTACTAATTTGCCATTAAACGAGATTGCAAAAGAGAGTGATGAATCGGTTATTGCAGGCATCTACGAAGCAGAAACCTATAAAATAATAGATGGCTCTGCGGTCTTGCAAACAATTGATTGGAAGATTGGTTTGCGATTTGAAAGAAATGCCTTGCTCACAGAATCAGATTGGACACAGACAGCCGACAGTCCTTTATCAGATAGCAAGAAAGCTGAATGGGTTACATACAGGCAAGCACTTAGAGATTTACCAAGTAGCTACACGGATGATGATGAATATTCTGATGTAGTATTTCCAACACCACCAACATAGGAGTAGATTATGCAACAAGACGGAAGATTTAGCGGAGACATGGATAGAAACGAAGTAGAAATGGATTTGCAAAAGTTCATGGCTATGATAGAGGAGATCGGTCAGCTTAAAGATAAGATAAGAGAACTAGAAGATGAAACCAATGTGAACCCTTGGCAGAAAGTCATACACCTAGCAAGGGCAGTGGACTCATGGCGCATATTCCCTAGAATCTTTGTAGTGGTTTACATCTACCTTATGTATGAATCAGTCATATGGTTTATGAATCTACCTGAACCCAACCTTGAACAATCAGCATTGGTATCTGTAGTGGTAGGTGCTATGGGTG